AAAAACAGAATCCAACCAGAGACGCCGCCTGCTATGGCAACGCTGGAAGACGCCGCCACGGTCAATCGGGCGCTGTCGGCAGCGTATGGAAAGCTGTCAGGCGCGCTTCCTAGCGACACGGCAGCAACGGCGCTGCGCAACAACATCAACACAATTCGCGGTGAGTTGAACGCAGCCATCGCACGCGGGGCTCCCGCAGAAGCAGTGGACGCGTACACCGCCGCAAAGCAACTTCATGCGACTGAAGTTGTGCAACCGTTCTACACAGGCAAACTTTCTACGACCGAGCGGTCTACCCGGTTGGGACAGCCCCAGCTGTCACCAGAACAAATAGTGCCCACTGGCATCAGTACCATCCAAGAAGCAAAAGCATACGTTCGCACGTTTGCCCGCGATCCGGCAGCAATGGAAGTTCTCAAGAACGGCATTCTGGATCAAGTCCGTAGAGATGTCAGCAAAGTTACGGGCGCAGGCACAGAAGTGTCCGCAGACAAAGCAGCGCAATGGCTAGCTAAAAACAAAGAGATTGTTGACGTATACGACAAAGCAGGCATGGGGCTTCGCTCCGAGGTTGAACGTATCGCTAGCCAGGCGCAAGGGATTGAGACCGCCGCAACAGGCGTCAAAGAAGCAACAAAAGCCATCCCCAGCAAAGTAAAGGCCGAGTTCACACCCGCAACCGAAGCATTGGCAGCGCAAGAAGCCAACATCAAACCCTCGGTCATCGCGCAGTTTGCTGAAGAAAACAAAGCGTTGCAACTTGCCTCAGACACTTTGAATTTCAAGTACGTCAAAGACCTGCGCCAGAAGGTAGTGTCAGACCCGATGACGGCTGACATGGCGTTGAGGCGCATAGATGCGCCGGCCAAGTCCGCACTGGCGCGGGGCGTCATGCAAGACGCGGCGGCGCTAAAAGATGGCGCCAAGATACTGGACCACCTTACTACCAACGAAGCCGGCATCATGCGGGTGCTCAAGGCAAGTGAACCGGAAACCGCTGCAAAGACGTTTGCCGCCATGAAGGACGCCGCTGAAACTTTGCAATTGGTGCAGGAAACAAGCCGCAAATTGCCAACCAACGTCATGGCGTCAGTTAAGAACCTTGACAACCTTACGCAAGGATCGCCGGAAATCCGCGCAGTTGTGGCAAACATTCAAGCGCAATTGGCGGCAGGCGCAAAGTTTGAGGAACTTGCAACCCAAGGTGGTAAGGCAGGCACGACAGCCGCGCGGTTGTTCAAAGCAGAAGTGACGCCGCACGTTTTCCCGCTGAACAAAGTCATGTCGATTGTCAACGCGCTTATGGGTCGACTTGAAGGCCGCATAGACAAGAAGTTGGCGGTGCAAATTGCCAACGAGTTGTCCACTTCCAGCGGCGCCGCAGAAGCACTGGCCAAAGCGCAAGCCACTCGCGCCAACATTGGTACTACGTCAAACAAACTTGGCGCCGCGCTTAGAAGCCCAATTGCACCTGCGACTGTTTCCGTAACCAACGCGCTTGCGCCTCGCATTGTCATTGGTGGCATTGGCCGTGACGACACAAAGAAATCAAATGCCCTCGCTCCCGCAAGATAAGGCCAACCACGCCGTCTACGGTGCGCTGATCTTCCTAGCCGCCCTAGCCATCCTGCGCCGCCCTGACGCCGCATATGGCCTCGTGGTGCTGGCCGCAGTGGGCAAGGAAGCGCTCGATTGGCTATCTAACCAACGGTCAGAGAGGCCCACGCACGGAGTAGAATGGCTTGATGCCCTGGCAACCTGCGCCGGCGGGGCGGTGCCACTCCTTGCTAGGATGATCTGATGGATTCGCAACACCTGATCGACATTGGCCTTGCTACCGCTTGCGCGGTTACCGGCTGGTTTGCAAGGGAGTTGTGGTCAGCGGTCAAGGAGTTGAAGGCCGACCTGACCCGCCTATCGGTCGAGCTACCCAAGACCTATGTGACGCGGGACGACTACAGGTCAGACCTCAAAGAGATCCGCGACCTGCTGGGGCGCATCTTCGACAAGCTCGACGGCAAGGTTGATCGGTCATAAGCCAACTGCAACCCCTGCGCGGCCAACAGCGCTTCAAGACTTGCTAGCCGCACGCGCCCCATGTTGGGCCACTGCAAAACGTCTTTGCGCGTGAACTGCAAGAGGCGCTGCAAATTGCCATCTCCTGTGGTTTCTAAGTTGGACATGATGGTGTTGACAGAACTTACACCCAAGGGCGCAAGAAAAGTTATTAGGTCTAGTTTGCTCATAGCAGCGCCGAGATACCCACGGTCACCATCTCGCTTTTGAGCTTGCTAGGGTTGGTCTTCGCCATCACCCGCAACGCCACCGCCGCGAACGTCTCGATCCCGGCCCAAGCGTCCTCTAGGTGCGGATCATTGAGCGCCAGGATGTGCGCTCTGATCGTCAGAACGTCAGCCATGTAGGCGTCCCTGATGGCGTCTATCGCCGCTTTAGTTGGTCGCATGGGAAGTCCACTAGTTGCCATACTGAATTCGGTGCGTTGATCCTGAACGGTTTGGCTACCCGCCTCGGCGCCAGTTCTGATGCGGCCTGGCGGGCAGCGATCCTCGCTGTTTTTCGGTCCCGACAAGCCTTATGCTGTAGCTTGCGCTTCGTCCAGCGCCCAGCGTCTAGCTCTGCTGCTCGCTCAGGTGACGCCCATCGAGCAGTGACGCCGCTGCCGGCCACGCCCAGCAGGCGAGCCTTGCGGGCAAAGCACAGAATCTTGCGGGCCTTGTCGAGCGTGATCGCCATGCGCAGGTGCATGTCGACCGTGCTGACGCCGTTGGGGTACTCGCGCACTAGGTTGGCGGCAAGGTGCATCAGCAATTCGGTGTCAGGATGCATCATCTCGTACTCGCAGTGTTCCGCCCTCGTGCATCGCCAGTAGCAACTGCGTAATGACAATCTCTTGGCGTTTGACTTCGTATTTGAGGCGCTCGTTCTCCGCTAGGGCATCGCCTAGCAGGAGGTCTAGCTTTCTTTCGGTCTCAGTCATTTTTTTCCTTTAGCTTTGCTTCTGCTGCTCTAATAAACTCCACAACCTCGCTTTTGAACGCAATTACGAATCTTGTAAGTTTATTTACATCAGCCTTCGTCAACCCCTGCCATTGGGGCTTCGTATAAAGCGGCAAAGCTCGTTGGCCTTGCTGGATGTCGGTTGGGTTATCGGTTACATACACAGATTTACCGTCTTCTGTGTAAACCATCCATGCTACGGGTTCAACCACCGGGTTCAATCCAAAACAACTCACCAATCTGCTCTGCCGTGTACTCTGCAAAGTCGTTAGCGCCCCACTTAACCAGCGTTTTGCCAGATGTGGATGTAGCCCACACCGTGCATAATTCGTCGGTTTCAATGCAACGCAAAACGTCTCCTCGGGTTAGCGCCCCCAACTCTTTTGAACAGGCGTAGCAGAGCTTGGCCCTCTTGCACGTTTCCCCGCAGTCCCCAACCTGCGCCAGGTCAACACGCCCAGCCTGCCATGCATCCCACTCGCTGGACGTATTGCTCTTGTGCAGATACGCACTGCTGCCCCACTTCTCGTCGCACCATGCCTCAAACGCAGCGCGCTCGGTCATGGCTCAATTCCAAAATGGTTACAGATTAGCAACTTGACGTTGCCGGAGTAATTGGTGCTCAACTCGGCGCATTCCATAATGATGCGGTCTGCAAACTCTCTCATTTGTTCAAATGTGTATCCATGTAAATCACCACGTTCAGGGTCATAGCCTAACCATTCTTGGGCTGGGAGTTTTATTCGTTCGTTCATTCAGCAACTCCAAAATGTTGTCTAATGGTCATAGCGTCAATTGCTCGCACTTGATCGCAACATTCAGCAATAATCAACTCGGCAAACTTCTCAATGCCGGCGTAGTCGGCAGTGCATTCCTCCCGCCCGCGACTGTCAACAGTAACGTCAAAGCAGCCCTTCATAAGCTCTTTAATCCGTTCGTTCATGGCTCACTCCTCTGATTAATGCCCAACATCTCACGATGCAGGTTCTCCAGCATCACCCGGTAGGGTGACTGGGGCAGGCAGTCCGTTGCCAGCTTGCATCGGTCTGCAAATGCATCAGTGCGTACAGCTTCGCGTACAACGGTCCGCACTTTCGCAAGCATGTCGTCAGGGTGAAGGCTAGTTGGCCAACGCCACCCCATCAGTTCCGCAATGCGTTCATCGGTCACGATGCAACCCCCTTAGTTTTCTCAAACGTGCGCAACCCGCCAAGCCCGAGCATCCCCAGCATCAATTCCCAAAGATGGTCATCAATGCCCGGCAGCGCAGGCAGCGGGTGGTCGAGCACAATGCCGGTCCACTGCACCAGCGGTCTGGCGATGTATTGACAGGCCAGCGCCGAGGCGCAGACCCAGCCAATCGCTGGGCGCCAACCGCTCGTGAACGCGCTGGGGCTCGACGCTTCGGCGCGGTTCACATCCAGCTGGCCCTGGACAATGGCGACCTGAGCAGCAAGCTGCGCCGCCTCGGCCTGCGACTTGTCTGGCCAGATGCGGGTGATGACGGTTTGCGCCAGTTCGACGCCTGCGGTCAGTGGGTCCATTCGCCTGTCTCCATCTGTAGTGCCATGCGATGCGCTCGTGCTGGCGTCTGCTTGGCCCAGGTGCTGTCAAGCATCTCCTTCGCAGCCTCACCATACTGCCCATCCTCCACGCTGCCAAGCGTGCGCTTGAACTTGAGCAAGCCACCGATACCCATCTGGAAAGCCATGCCGATCAGCACGGCCTGACGCGGCTCGGACAGTCTGGGCATCCACGGCAGCGCCAACAATACCTCGCGGGTCTTGGTCTTGATATCGTTCTCAAGCAGAAAGTCGATCTCATCGTTGGACAGCCCGCCGCCCTTGCGCGAGTCGATCAGCCGGCCCACGCCGATGGTCCAGTATCCAAGCGAGTCTTGGTAGGCGCAAGACTCGGCACCTTCTTCGCGCAGTAGCTGGCTCTTCAGGTCCATAGCGTCACCCCGTAAGCCAGCGCCAGTACCCAGACACTGAAGGCAACGGCTCGGTTGAACCACGACCATCGGTTTCTGTAGTGGGTGATGGCGTAACCGTCGCCGCCGAAGGCTTCGTCAAGCGA